TCATGCGGCCTCCTGGGGCAGGACGCCCTTGAGCCAGGCTCGGGCGTCGTCGGTGGCGTCGTAGAAGTGCGCCGCCGCGTCGGTTCCAAGGAGGACGACCCCGGCCATGTACGGCCCGACGCGCTGTTCCAGCGCCCGGCCTTCATCCCCGGCCTGATGGATCGCCCATCCGGCGATGCAGTGGGTGGTGTCGCAGCTGTGCCACGCCCCCATGTTCAGGGTGTCGTCCCCGGCCAGGGCGGCGACGGCCACGGCCTGAAGCCGCGCGCGGGCCTCGGCGTCGGATCCGGGGCGCAGGGCCTCTGAGGCCGGGTCCAGCCGGACGCCCTCCAGGTTGGCCTCGCGCAGGTTGGCCCGGCTCAGGTCGGCCCCCCTCAGGTCGGCCCCCCTCAGGTCGGCCCAGCGCAGGTTGGCCCCTTCGAGGTCGGCCCAGCGCAGGTTGGCCCGGCTCAGGTTGGCCCCTCTCAGGTTGGCCCCTCTCAGGTTGGCCCCTTCGAGGTCGGCCCAGCGCAGGTCGGCCCCTCTCAGGTCGGCCCCTTCGAGGTCGGCCCCTTCGAGGTCGGCCCCTTCGAGGTCGGCCCCTCTCAGGTTGGCCCAGCGCAGGTTGGCCCCGCTCAGGTTGGCCCCTCTCAGGTCGGCCCGGCTCAGGTTGGCCCCTCTCAGGTTGGCCCGGCGCAGGTCGGCCCAGCGCAGGTTGGCCCCGCTCAGGTTGGCCCCTTCGAGGTCGGCCCCCCTCAGGTCGGCCCAGCGCAGGTTGGCCCCGCTCAGGTTGGCCCCTTCGAGGTCGGCCCCCCTCAGGTCGGCCCAGCGCAGGTCGGCCCCTCTCAGGTTGGCCCCTTCGAGGTCGGCCCCTCTCAGGTCGGCCCCTCTCAGGTTGGCCCAGCGCAGGTCGGCCCCCGCCTTGACGGCGGCGTGGACGGCGAGGCCGCGCTTGACGGAGTCGGCGGCTTGGGCGGGACAGTCGATCTCGACTGTGATCGTGCGGAGGTGTTCCCAGCCGGGGCGGCGGTGGAGCGTGTAGGGGGTCATTGGGGAGGCTCCTGCGGGAACACGGGCGGCACGGGCACGGGATCGCCTTCGACCCAGTTCCTCATTGCGTAGCAGTAGTCGGAATAGGCCTCCGCATAGGCCTCCGCCTGGGCCCGTGCCGCCGCAACCGGTGTTCGATTGACGATGACCGCGTGCGCGAGACAGGCCACACAGACGGCGCAGACAGACAGGAAGACCCACATGGTCAGATCTCCCCGAGCGCAGACAGATACAGGTCGAGGATCGCTTCCTGTTCCTGTCGTCTGGCCCGGTCCATCTTTCGGACCCGGAGGACCTGGCGCAGGGCGACGACGTCATAGCCCTCGCCCTTGGCCTCAGCGAAGACCGCCTTCACGTCGGCCATGATGGCGGCCTTGTCCTCTTCGAGCCGTTCGAGGCGCTCGATGAGGGTGCGAAGACGGCCCTGGGCAGAGGCGGTCAGCACGTCGGGATTGGAAAAGGCGGCGTCAGTCATGGTGTCTCCTTTGTTGCGCAGGGAAAAAGGCGGTCAGCCCAGCAGCCGGGACACGCGCGCCTCGAGGGCGGGCGACGGCGCGGGGCGGGTCTGTTCGTTGGCGGCGATCGGTGCGCCCGGCGGGCGGCGCTCCGCGCGCGCCGGCCCTGGATCCGGCCAGCGGTCGCCGGCCTTCCAGGCCTCGACGTCGACGCGGCGCCACAGGGGTCGACCGCCCTTCTCGCCGCCGACGAACGGCGGCGGAAAGCCGGCGAGCGTCCGCCACGTCCGCTGGAACCAGTCATAGGACCGCCCCAGGAGCTGGGCGGCCCCGGACAGATCGACGTCGTCGGGGGTCATCCGCCGCCATCCCCCGCCGTCGCATAGGCCTGCTGCCGCCCGAAGGCGGTGATGCGGATGCCGCCGTGATTGCCGGCGGAGGGCACGTCCTGGGCCAGGCCGGTGGCGAGCCAGACGTCCACCTCCTGTTCCGGCACACCGTTCACCGTGCCCGGCGTCGGGCCGAAGGTGCCGTCCGCCAGACGGTAGAACCGCTTGACGCCGCACAGCTCGACCAGCTTGCGACGGCGCACGGCCACGGCGGGCCGGGTCGGATCTTCCGGCGTGACGGTGACGAGATCGACGGCGGCGTCCGGCGCGGCGTCGGCGGTCGGGTCACCCTCGACCGTCTCCTGAAGGCCGGCGCGCGCGAAGCCGTCCAGGACGGACGGCGGCGGGGTCGGATCGCCGCTGGGCAGATCCAGCCAGGCCGCGACGGCCTCGCGGTCGGGCTCAGGCCAGACCTCCAGCTGGCCGGGCGTGAGGGCCCAGCCGGCCCCGGCCAGCCGTTCGGCCAGGCGCAGGATCTCGGGCGCGATAGCAAAGGGCGCGGTGCCGTTCCCCGGCAGGGAGCCGCCGGGCCGGCCATCGCCGTCGCGATCCAGCGGATCGGTTCGGCGAGAGGTTTCAGCAGGTTTCGATGCGGATTTGCGGGTCAATGCGACATCTCCTTGGATGAGAGGGGGGTGACGGTGTCCACGCCGACAGGTTCCGCCCTGACCCCGGCGGCGGCGGCGAGCGACGTGATCGCCAGCTTCAGGGCCAAGACCCGGTCCGCCGCCGGGAACCCCCGCAGCATCTCGCCGGTGACCGTTGCGGTGAACTGAACGGTGGCCATTATGAAATCGTCGTCCAGCCCGGCCTCAGCCGCCCGGTCGCCACTGGCCGAGATCAGGCGGCGCATGGCGTTGTTCAGGATGAGGGCCGGCTGTTCGACCGGGTCGAACCCGGCCCAGCCGGGCCACCGCGCGCAGTTCTCGGCGACGCAATCCAGCAGGGCGGCGGCGGCGCGCAGCTGATCGTCGAGATTGTCCGGCCGGCTCATCCCGCACCGCCCGGCAGGCTGGTCCAGGTCAGGGTCAGCCAGATGCCGCCGCCCAGGCCGAGCATCAGGCCCAGGATCAGGGCGCGGATCGACCAGCGATCGCGGCCCCGCATTCCGGCGCGAAGGCCGTCCTGATAGGCGCGCTGGTCCTGGAACAGGGAGGTGGGCCGAGGCTCCGGCTCCCGCCCCGGCGGCGAGGTCCACGGATCTTCCGTGGGATAGGCAGGTGGGCGTTGACGAAGCATGGGAACCTCCAATCGCGATGGGGACGCGCGGCGCGTCCGGCGGCGAACAGGCCCCTGTTCGTTTCATATGTCAACAGTCAGGTGTTGGTATCAACATTTCACGTGAAACAGTTGCGGACAGGCTGGCTGAACAGGGTCGGTCGTGCGAGCCTTTCGGCATGACGGAAGGACGGCTCTTGCTGGGTCTGGCGGCGGTCGCGGCGGTGGCGGCGGTGGGGGCCGTGGTCGTTTCGGCCCTGGCGCTGGATGCGGCGCGGCAGGCGCGGGCCGAGGCGGAAGCGGCCCGTGAGGTTCTTCAGGCGAATGTCGACATCCTGTGGACGGTGGCCCGGCGAACGCGACGACTGGAGGGGTCGTTGTCCGATGTCGATGGGGGTGCGCCGGCGGCAACCTGTCCGGCGCAGGCGGCGGACACCGACGTGCAACTGGCCGCGATCGAGCGCCGTCTGGACAGTCTGGACCGGAATATCACCGCCGCGCGGCTGGGTTATTAGTCGGCCCGCAGACCGACGCGATAGACGCCCGAGATCTCGCCGAGATCAAAGGTCAGCTCCCGCTCAGCCGGGAAGAGTTCGGTGACATAGAGGGATCCGCCGAGGGTCTTTTCGAACCGCTTCACCAGGGGATCGCGGTCGTCCTTGAAGACGATGACGCAGCCGTCGCCGCGACGGGGCCACGACTTGATGTTGTAGGTGACCCAGCCGCCGGGCTGGGCATAGGGGATCATGCTCTCGCCCTGGATCATCAGGACGCGGTTCTCCGGCGAGAAGAACGGCATCAGATCCAGGGTGTCCGGCTCGCTTGGGGGCTGGAAGGCGGCGGCGAGGCCCCCTGCCCGCACGACCCCGACGATGGGCAGTTCGTACCGGCGTGCCCACCGCTCGTCCAGCATCCGCGCCGGATCGCCCGACGGCAGCCCGCCCTCGTCCGCGCGGGTGCGTTCGATCAGAAGATCCTCAGGCTCGAAGCCCAGCGCCGTCGTGGTCTTGTCGATCAGGCTGCGTGAAAACCGCCGGCGACCGTTCTCATAGTTCCCCCACGCCTGAAGCGTGATGCCCGCGCGATCCGCCGCCGCCGTCTGGGTGAGGCCGCGCTGTTCGCGCAGACGCCGCAGGGCCGCCCCCATCAGGCGGCGCTCGGCAGGGCTGTCGGGGTCGGAATCGGCCATGCGCGGACGGTTCCACACAGGCATTGCGTCCGATAGCGACGTAGATGGAACGGCGAACATCAACAGTTCTGTTGCTATCAACAACAAATCACTTCAGACATCAACAGACAGTTTCAAACCGAGCCTGTCATGATCCCTGAAAGTCGCCGTCCGAAATTCGCCGTCTGGCTCTACGAGCGGGGCGTTTCGCCGGCTGAAGCCGCCGAAGCCCTCAACTGTACGCCCCAGTATGTGAACCGGCTGTGCAAGCTGTTCGATGACCCCCGCCGCGCCCAGCCGAGCCTGTCGATGATCGACCGGGTGCGGCGTTTCACGGCAGGCGAGGTGCAGCCGAACGACTGGCTGGAAGCGGCGGTCGCCGCATGACCGCCTATCCTGTTGACCTCATCCTGCCTGACGAGGCGTCATTGTTCGGTGATGAGCTTCTGACGTTGGGGCAGAGCCGTGCCATGGCTCTGATCGACGTCGCGACGACAGGCGTTGATGACGCCTGGGCAGACGCCCGTGTCATGCGCGCCCTGGCCAAGCGACTTGGCTGGTCAAGCCGAATAGATCCGGCGCTGCGAGGTCTCGAAAAGCGGTCATTGGTCGAAAGCGCCAGCGCGGGTTTCGGTCGGGCGCGACCCCACAGTCGACATACCCCAAAGGGAGGTGATCTGCATCGCCTCACGCCGGAGGGCCGGCTGGAATATACCGCCCACCGCCCCGAGGCCACCGCATGACCGTCCTGTCCTTCAACGACCGGCGCTGGCGTCACCTGGCGACCGCGGCGATCGGGCTGACGCAAGGGGTCGGCGACGTGCAGGAACGGGCGGTGCGCCGCCTGGCCGAGGATCTGACGCGGGCGGTGCCGGAGGGTGATCTGGCCACCAAGCAACTGGCCCTGTCGCTGCGCTGGATGGTGCAGGCGTGGCTGGCGGCGGAGAGCCGGCGGCGGGCCGAGCTGGCCCCGGGCCTGAAGACCTGGGCGGCGACCCTGCTGGCGGCGCTGGATCCGCCGGACCTGCCATCGGGCGCCGCGGCGCTCGACGCTCCGTCGCCGACCGCGCTGGAACCGGACCCCGCCGCCGCCTGGCGTGACCGCAGGGATCTGGCATGAGCGGGGCCGCATCCAGGGTCCGTGACCCCGGCCTGGTGGCCGCGATCGAGGCGGCGGGCGGGGTGCGCCCGCTCGCCCGCGCCCTGGAGGCCCCCGTCTCGACCGTGGCCAGCTGGGTGCGCGTGCCGCTGACGTGGCTGGACCGGGTCGCGGCGGCGACGGGGATCGAGGCGGAGATCCTGCGGCCCGATCAGTCCGAACGGCTGGCGGCGGAGGCCCAGAAGCGGGCCATCGCCCGCGCCCGCACCTATTACGGCACCGCCGGGGTGGTGCGGTTCCGAAGCGCCGCCGACGCGGCCCGCGAGACCGGCGTGCCGGCGAAGGTGATGAAGCTGTACGACTTCGCCCTGACGGCCATGGCCCTGTCGTTCGCCGCCGAGCAGTTCGGCCTGGCGGCCCAGGCCCTGTACGCCGAGCCGTTTGGCGGCACCGGCGCGCCGTCCCCGGCCCAGCGGGCGCGGACCTATGGCCTGGCGCTGGCGGTCGTGGCCCTGAGGCTGGAACCGACGGCGGTGGCCCGACTGGTCGGAACGACCAAACAGAATGTCCAGAACGCGGCGCGCCGATACCTCGACGCGCGCGACGGCAAGGACGTGAGCGCCGGCCCGCCCGGCGACCGCCAGGCCCTGTGGGCCGCAGAGCAACTGTTTCTCGAAGGAGTGGCCCGATGAGCCTGAAACCGGCGACGGTCGCCGCCGCCCTGGTGTGTGCGGCCAACAAATGCGGGGTCGATCCGGCCCAGGTGTTCGACGACGTGCGAAGCGCCCCCAAGGCCCGTCTGATGGCGGCGGCGGCGTCGCGGGCCTGTACGGCGATGAGCCGGGAGGAGCTGACCCGGCTGTTCCGCCTGAGCCACGCCAATCTGCTGGCCCCGGCCCAGCTGGTGAAATACGGCATCACCACGGACGATCTGCTGGACGTGGCCGAGGCGGCGGGCTTTGCCGCAAAGCGCGCGGCGGGGGTGGCGGATCGGTCGCCGGCATCCCCGCGCCGGCTGCAGGCCGTGGTCGAAGGCGTGGCGGCAGACAAGGCGGGCCTGGCGGCGCGCCTGGATGCGCGCCGACCAACGGCGGCCCGCCCCCCGGCGAAGCGCAGGCGGCCCCCCGGCCCGGCCCCGACGCCGTCGCCGGTCGCCGCGGCGGGCAAGATCCCCGAGAGCCGCCGTCACCAGATCCGTGAGGCCCTGAGGCGGATGCGCGAGGCCTTCGAGCCGGACGTGGCGGGCAAGGCCCCGCGCTATCTGGCCTTCGCGCGGCAATGCCTGGCGCAGGGGTGGACGCGGACGGAGGTGGCCTGGGCCTTCAATCGCCCGGTCGAAGCGGTCAGCGCCGACCTGGAAGCGTGGATCGGCTGAGATGGCGTGTTGTGAGTGCCGGCGTCTGGTCGCCGAGAATGCCCGTCTGAAGGACGAGATCGAGACGTGGTCGGCCGTGGCCCGTGCCGAGCGGGCCGAGGTGGTCGAGGATATCGCGGCCACGCGCTGGACGCGGGCGTTCGGGACGCGGCGGGCGGCAGTGCGGCTGTTGCGGATGCTGGCGGAGCGCCCGGACCGGACGCTGAGCCGCACCTGGCTGATCGAGACGCTGATCGGGCCGGAGGTGAAGGATCCGCGCAAACAGCTGGACGTGACCCTGGTTCACGCCCGCGCGGCCCTGAAAAGGGTCGGGCTGGCCGATCAGGTCGAGATCCAGGTGATCCATGGCGAGGGCTATGTGATGGACGGCACGGTCGCGGGGATCTTGCGGGCCTTCGTGGGGGAGGTCGAATGAGCCGGGACGAGGTGACGCCGGCGGATCTGTCCGACCGGCTGGGAGCCGAGCTGGCCGATGTGGTCGCCGCCCTGGGCCTGAAGGTGCAGGCCAGCAACCGGAACCGCATCGTCGCCTGGTCACCGAACGGCCAGTCGCGCAGCGCCAAGCTGAACATCCGGCTGTATCCGCGTCAGCAGTGGATCGACTATGAAACCGGCCACAAGGGCGATGCCCTGGATCTGGTGGCCATGGTGCTGGCCGGGGGCGGCGACCCCCGGTCCAACCGCAGTCAGGCGGTGAAATGGGCGCGCGATCGTTACGGTCTGTCAGGCGGCGGCGTCGACCGGGCGAAGTGGGCGCGGGATCTGGAGGCGGCGCGCCGTCGCCGGGCGGCGCGTGAACGGGAGGCCGCCGAGCAGCTGAGCGCCCACCGCAAGCGCGCCCAGGCGATCTGGCTGTCCGGCTTCAAGATGCATCCGGGCGATCACGCCTGGGCCTATTTCCGGGCGCGGGGCATCGACCTGGACCGTCTGTCCCGCCTGCCGGGGGCCGTCCGGTTTCACCCGTTCCAGCCCTATTATTTCGAGACGGCGGACGCCGAGACGGGGGAGCTGAAACGGAGAGTGGTGCACACCGGCCCGTGCATCCTGTCGGCCATGACCCTGCCGGACGGGGGCTTTGGCAGCGTGCATCGGACCTGGATCGACCCCTTCAGCCCAGGCCAGAAGCTGGACCTGACGGCGCGGTTCGGCCCGGACGCCAAGCCGCGCAAGATGTGGCCGTCGTCGGAGGGCGCGGTCATCCGGTTGTGGCGTGGCGGCGGGCAGCGCCCGGCCTCGGTCCAGGCCCAGCGCACCGGCGAGCTGGAAGACGTCGCCGTGTGCGAGGGCGTCGAGGACGGGCTGTCCATCGCCCTGATGACACCGGAGTTGAGGATCGACGCGGTGGGGTCGCTGTCGGGGCTGGCGTCGTATCAGCCCTACCCGTTCACCCGCCGCCTGATCGTGGCGGCCGACAACGACTGGAACAAGCCCCAGGCAGTGGCCCAGCTGGAGGCGGCGTGTCGGCGGCTGGTGAGCGATTTCGGCCTGGAGGTGCGGATTGCCCGCTCGCCCTCCGGCAAAGACTTCAACGATCTGTTGAGGGGGGCGGCGTGAGCGATAAATCCGAAGATGCACCCGCCCCCGACCCCGGCGTTGTGGCCTCGCTGGACGAGGCGCGCCGCAAGCGCGGCCGCGCGTCCCTGCTGAACGAGGCCGAGCGGTTCGACGGCGGCGGCGACGGCGGCGGCGAGGACGACGGCAGCGAAAAGCCGCGCCTGTACCGCACCCTGCGGATCCAGCGGATCACGGGCACCGGCGAGGTCGTCTGGACGCCCATCGACCTGTCGACCCAGGTGGCCACCGCGTGCCCGGTGGAGGTGCTGGGGATGAAGGACGGGGCGCTCTATGTGCTGGACCCGTTGGGCCAGCTACGGATCCTCACCAATCTCGGACAGATGGAGCTACGAATGCTTTTCGGGAAATTCTGCAGCTGGCTGGACCGGCATTTTCCCCAGTTCGACAAGAACAAGGGATGGAAGGGGTTTCAGGCCCAGTACGCCGCCCAGGCGCTGGTCCAGGAGGCGGGCGACAAGCCCGTGTTCGACACCCGCGACCGGGTGCGCGGCCTCGGCTGCTGGAAGGACGACGAAGGCCGGCTGATCCAGCATCTGGGCGACTGGGTGCTGGTCGGGGACGACGAGCTGAAACCCGGCGAGATCGGCGAGCACGTCTATCCGGGGCGTCCGAAGGTGCCGAGGCCCCTGCCGGATCCGCGGGACATCGAGGCCAGCGCGGCGGCGGACGGGTCGGTGATGATGACCGCCGGCGAGGTGGTGTTCGAGCACTTCTGCACCTGGCGATGGGCGCGGGGCGATCTGGACGCGCGGCTGCTGCTGGGTCAGCTGGGGTGCGCCATCCTGGGCGGGGCGCTGGACTGGCGTCCGCACGCCTTCATCACCGGCGATGCCGGGACCGGGAAATCGACCCTGCAGGAGCACTACAAGAAGCTGATGGGTCCGCGCCTGGCCTCGACCGTGGACGCGACCGCTGCCGCCCTGAGGCAGATCATCAATCAGGATGCGATCGGCGTCAGTTTCGACGAAATCGAGGCCGATTACACCAATGACATGGCCACCCACGTCATGAAGCTGGCGCGCACGGCGGCGTCCGGCGGAACCGTCTATCGCGGGGGTCAGGATCACAAGGCAGCGGACTTCCAGTTGCGCGGGTGCTTCCTGTTCTCGGCCATCATCCCGCCGTCGATGCGGATGCAGGATATGCAGCGCATCACCTTCCTCAGGCTGTACGCCCTGCCCCGCGATCAGAAGCTGACGAAGCGGTCGGATGCGGAGTGGCGACGGCTGGGCCAGCGCCTGGCCGGCCGGCTGGCGCAGGGCTGGTCCCGATTCGAGCAAACGCGCGAGGTCTATGAACAGGCCCTGATGGACACCTGCGATCACGCCCAGCGCGGGGCGCGACAGTTCGGCACCCTGCTGGCGGCGGCGGACCTGCTGCTGCACGACAGCGTGCCCTCAGCCGAGGTCGCCGTCAGCCTTGTGCGCGGCCTGGAGCGATCGAGCCTGTACGAATATGAACAGGCGGACCCGACGTGGCTGACGACGTTCAAGACCATTCTGTCGGCCAGCCCCGAGGTCTGGCGGACCTATGGCTTCCCGACCGTGGCGGAGGTGATCCGGGAATGGTTCGAGGCCGGGGGCGATGAGGTCGAGCGGCAGAAGCTGCAGAAGCGTCTGAACCGCGCGGGTCTGGCGATGGTCACCGAGCGCGCGACGGGCGAAGTGTTTCTGGCGATTCATCCCCGACACGAGCAGATCAAGGCGATCTTTGCGAAGACCGACCTCAGGGCGCATGGCGGCGAAGGGGCGTGGTCGGGCGTCCTGCGCGGTGGCGATCCCTATCACCCGATCGACCTTAGCAAGGGAAGCCCGGACGGGATCTGGCGCGCGAACAATGTGCCGCACCTGGACGGTCAGAAGTGTGTGCAGATCCGGCTGGCGGCGCGCTACGACGCGCAGGGCGTGCTGACGCCGATCTTCCTGGCCGACCCCGAGGCCGAGGACGGCGGGCAGCGCCGCCTGGACGCCACCCGCCGGGCCGTCAAGACCTAGCGCGGCGTGACGTCGAAGGCGGCGGCGGTGCGACGACCTTCGCGGGCGAGGTCGGCGACGTCCCCGGCCCGCGTGTCCAGCAGCTGCAGCACGTCATGCAGGATCGCCCGCGCCATGGGGTAGTCGCGTCCGTCGCCGGCGGCGGCGGCGCGCCGTTCGATGCCGCGCCGGTCCACGCCCAGTTCGGCGGCCAGCTGGCCAGCATAGCGTTCGCCGTAGAGCAGCCGCCCGGCATGGTCGACCAGCTGGGCGGGATTGAGCAGTCCGGGTTCGTCGGGGCGGGTCATGTCGCTGGTTCTCCGAGGTTTCGTCGAGCTGGCCCGGCGGGTTCAACTGGCGCTCAGGGCTGCAGCCGGATCGACCGGCTGCAGGGTTGAGCGTCAGTCGGCGGAAGCGCCTTCAATCAGATCGGCGAGGGCTCTCAAGAGGTGGACCTGCACTTCGGGATCGGTGTGCTGAAAGGCCGCGACGGCTTCCGCGAGCGAGGCGTGGATGGCCACGCTGAAGTCGAGCCCCGGTCATCTGCTGAACAGCAAGAGATCTGGCCCCGCAGCGCCCGGGAGGGCGCGGAGCGCGGGGCCGCCGCATGACAGGCCCTGACCCCGACCCGTACAGGTTCGATAGATCACCGCGCCCCTGACCTCACCCCGACCCTCGACTGACGTGTCCAGAGAGGATATAGGTGGCAGGGCCGGTCTGATCCGGCCTTGAGTATCCCCGATTTGGGTCAGGGGATATTCGGCCAGATACATTCAAGTATCTGATTGATCAGGGTTTTACGGCAACTATCCGATATATCCTGAATATCTCCGCCCGCGCCCGTGCGGGGACGATCTGGTCTGATCCGGTGCGGTTCCGTGCGCGCGCGTGTGTGCGACAGGGATATTCAGGATATATCAGATACATATATAGATTATCATTATCATTCATGGGCTTGACTGTATCTGGCCAAATATCCGCCCGGATACTGCCCGGCTGGCTCGCATTGCCCGACCCCGCCGCGCGACACCCTCGCCGGGAGTTGAATAAACAACGGGGGCGATATGTCCGGCGGTGTGAAAGCCGCGCTGGAAGCGGCGATGGCGGGCGGGGGCGACATGGACGAGGTCGTCCAGTCCGGCCTGTTCGACGACCTGGACCCGACCGAAACCGGCGCGCTCGATGCGCCGTCGCCCTTGTCCAAGGCCCTGGCACCGTCCAAGCCCCGGCGGGGGAGGCCGCCTGGGTCCAAGAACCGCCGGACCGAGGCCGTCGCCGCCTGGCTGTTGAGCCAGCACCGTCACCCGATGCAGGTGCTGATGGAGGCATACGGCATGACGCCGACCGAGCTGTGCGAACGGATCGGCGTGTCGCCGACCTCGGACAACCTGCTCGATGTGTTCAAGTTGCAGATGCGCTTCGCGGAAGCGGTCCTGCCCTATGTGGCCCAGCGACTGCCCCAGGCCGTCCAGATCGACGCGCAGGCCGGCGTCACCATCGCGATCGGAGGGGTCTCTGTTCCCGCGCGGGGGGGGGAGGCTGGGGAAATCGGGGCCATAGAGGGTGAGATCCTGGGCGTCCGATTGCCTGAAGTCGGCCCAGACAAGTCGGACGACGACACAACGAACTGATAAGTATGGATATTCATGTAAACTAATAGTTTACAGAACGCCGCCCCGCCGGACCCCCCCTCCCCCTAAAGGGGGGGCCTCGCCCCCTTATCTCCGTGCGATCCCGCACGGATGGGGTTGCCGAAAACCAGCCGCGCCAATGGTCAGGACGCCCCGGGGGTCGGGGTGTGGATGACCCATGATCAATCTGAAGGATTACAGGCCCGCCGGGCCGGTGATGAAGGCGTTCCACGAATCAACGGCCTTCTTCCGAGTGATGGCAGGCCCGGTCGGGTCGGGCAAGACCGGCGGCGCGGGGTGCGTCGAAATGCTGTTCGGGGTGATGGCCCAGAAGCCCATGCCCGACGGCGTGCGGCGGGCCAAGTTCGGGGTCCTGCGCGACACCTACCGCAACCTCTACAGCCAGTTCATCCCCAGCTGGTTTGAATGGTTCCCGCGCGAGCTGGGGGATTTCGTCGGGTCCGACGACCGCCCGGCCTTCCACAAGTTTCCGCTCGACACGCCGATGGGGCCTTGCGAGCTGGAGATCGAGATGCGCGCCCTGGGCGCCAACTCGGTCGAGAAAACCTGCCGGGGCTGGAACCTGACGGGCTGTTTCCTGGACGAGGCCGACCTGCTGCCCGAACAGGCGTTCGACTTCCTGGCCGGGCGGGTGATGCGCTGGCCGCACAAGGACTTCCGGGTGTCAAAGGGTGTCTGGGCGACGTTCAACAAGCCGGACGTCGACCACTATCTGTACCGCCGCTGCGTCGAGGACGTGTCGGAGGACTGGGCCTTTTTCGACCAGCCGCCGGGCCTGATCCCCGGCACGATGGACACGAACCCGCAGGCCGAGAACCTGCCGCGCCTGGACGACGACTACTACCAGAAACAGGCCCGCAACAACCCGCCGGCCTATGTCCAGCGGATGGTCCGCAACGAATGGGGTGCCTCGACCTCGGGCGAGGTGATCTATCCCGAATTCGACGTGAAGCGGCATATGTCGGCGACGCCGCTGGAGCCGGAACCCGGCGATGAGCTGACGATCGGGGTGGACGGCGGCGGCACGCCGGCGGCGGTGATCGGGGGTCGGCTGCGCGATGGACGGCGGGTGATCTACGCCGAGGTCGTCCTGGTGGACCCGTACGACCCGAAGGGCCGCCGGCTGTTGTACGGGGTGGGCTGGCGGCGGTTCTATGAGGCGGTGCGGGACGTCATCCACCCCCGTTTCGCTCGCCAGCGGTTCACCATGGCCTGGGGCGATCCGAGCGCCTTCTACGGGGTTGACCGGGAGTATGGGGAGTATTCGGATCTGGAGAAGGCGTTTCGCGAGCTGAACATCCCGCTGGTTCCGGCGGAGAGCAATGCGATCCAGCTTCGCCATGACGCCGTCCGTGGCCTCCTGGCGACCCAGGCCGGGCGGCGTGAGGCCGGCCTGATCATCGACCCGCGCTGCACCTGGCTACGGCGGGGCTTCACCACCGACTACCGGTGGGAGGAGCGCGACCCGAAGCAGGAAACCAAGACCCTCAAACCCAAGAAGACAGCCACCTCGCACGTCCATGATGCCGCCCAGTACTGGGGGCTGGGTGAGCTGGGATCCGCCGGCGTCCAGAATATCCGTCACGCCATCGGGCGTCCGCCCGTCCCCGACGGCTTTCGCGAGACCTCGGGCGGGCTGATCGTGCCGGAGGGGCCGGGCCGATCCGGGCGGGGGTCCAGCTACGGCCAGGGCGGGCCGGGCGAACTTTATCGATCGGACTGGTCGCCGTGGGACTGATCTGGGCGGCGGCCAGGTCGGCCGATCTGCTGGAGGGCGTGGATGCCCTGGGCCGCCCCCTGCGCTGGACCCGCCGAACCTATGGCTGGGCCGTGCGGCAGGTGGCCGGATCCATCGCCGTGACCGCGCGCGCGCCGGACGGCGGCCTGGTGATGGTGGGTGGCGTCTGGATCGGCGAGCCGGATCACCTGGAGGTGTGGACCTGGGCCGGGCCGGGGTTGCGGCGTCACCTGAGACCGGCGCTGAGGGGCTGCGGTGGGGTGCTGGACGCGATCCAGGCCCGGCGACCGGATCTGCCGGCGTTGGCCTATGTCGCCCCCGGCGGCGTTGCCGGTGCCCGCATGGCCCGATGGTCGGGGTTCCAGGCCGCCGGCGAGGAGCCATCGCCGATCGGTCCCCTGCAGGTTTTCAGGAGACGGGCATGAACCGGGTCAAAAGTATGCTTGGGATGCGGTCCGCCGCCGAAAAGCGGTTGCAACGCGAGGCCGAACGGGCCCAGCGCCTGCAACAACGCGCCTCGGAAGAGGAGCTGGCCAGGGCCAGGGCCGCCGCCGAGGTGTCCGGTCGCCTGGCGCGCACGGGCGGGCGGCGCGCCCTGACCTGGCAGGGATCCGAAACGGGTGTCGCCACGACCTACGGCGGCTGATCGTCCATGGCGAAGTGGTCAGACAAACAGATCCGGGATCGCGCGGCGGCGGCCTTCGCGGCGCGCGGCCATATGCGGCGCTATTTCGACGAGGCCTATCGGTACGCCATGCCCTGGCGTCAGCCGGGGGGGCGTCAGGGTCGCCTGTTTGATCACCTGTTCGACGACAGTGGACCGACCGGGGCGCACAAATTCGCCAGCCGGATGCAGGCCAATCTGACGCCGCCCTATCAGCGGTGGTTCGAGCTTCAGGCCGGCCCGCTGGTCGATCCGGCCCAGGCGGAGGCGGTCAATCGCGATCTGGAGCTGGCGACGGCGCTTTGCCATGCAGTCCTGGACGCCGGGGCCTTCATCAAGGCCAGCCATGAGATGTACTCGGATCTGGGCGTCGGCACCGGGGCCTTGCTGGCCATGGAAGGCGATGATCGCGAGCCGATCCGCTTCACCGCGGTTCCCCCCTGGATGCTGGGAATCGAGGAAGGCTATCTGGGCCGGATCGACAACGTCTTCTGGGAACGGACCTACCCCGCCGACCAGCTGAAGCGGCTGTGGCCGGACGCCCAGTGGTCGCGCGAGACGGCGGCCAAGATCGCGGCGGGCAAGACGGACCCGGTCGCGGTGCTGCAGGCCAGCTATTTCGACGGCGATCTGAACGGCACGTCGGGTGGCTGGCGGTTCCATGTCCTGGAGCGGCAGTCCGGCCAGGACGCCACCGTGCATGAAAGCGAGAGCCGCACCAACCCCTGGATCATTCCCCGATGGTGGACGACGCCGGGTGGCGTCTGGGGTGTCGGCCCGATCCTTCTGGTCCTGCCCTCGATCATGACGGCGAACAAGGCCGTCCAGATGATCCTGACGGCGGCGGCCTATTCCCTGGCCCCGGCCCTGATGGTGGCCCATGACGGGGTGGTGAACCCCGATACCCTGCGGATCGCGCCGCACGCCCTGATCCGGGTGGCGCGCACCGCCGGCCCGATGGGGCCGGCGATCCAGCCGCTGGACCTGACGGGCCGGGTCGATCTGACGCAACTGGCGCTGCAGGATATGCGGACCTCGATCAGTCAGAACCTGATGGCGCGTCAGCTGCCACCTGAAAGCGCGGCCGTGCGGTCCCCCACCGAGATCGTCGAACGGATGCGCGAGTTCCTGTTCGACACCGGTGCCGCGTTCGGACGGATGAACCACGAATTCGTGCCGCCCCTGATCAGCCGGGTTCTGGACATCCTGGATCGCCGCAAGACCGCCGGGGTGGATTTCTCGAAGATGCGGATCGACCAGCTGATCCTGAAGGTGAAGGTGACCAGTCCGCTGGCCCGGAGCCAGAACCTGGAGGACGTCTCCAACATCGTGCGCTACCTGGATCTGTTGCGCGCCATCGGCGGCGACGAGCTGCGCTCGGTGCTGGCCAAGCTGGAGGACCTGCACAAGCTGGCCCCGCTGATGGGTGTGCCCGGCTGGGTCACCCGGCCCGAGGCCGAGCGCAACGAGGCCCAGCAGCGGCTCGGCGAGGCGGCGGCGGACGGCCAGGCCCCGCCGGTGCCCAAGGCCGGCGACCAGCAGACCCTGGGCCAGCCGGTCGGACAGTCGGTCCTGGGCGGTGTCGGATGAACGCCCCGGATCTGACCGCGTCCCTGACCGATCTTCTGGGGTGGTCGCGCGACGGCAAGCTGCCGCCCGGGCTGGAGCTGAGCGAGCAGGCGAAACAGCGCTTCGACGACGATGCCCGGCGTATGGCCCGACTGGCTGCGACGTCCGAGGGCCAATGGCTGATGGATCTTCTGATGGAGCTGACGGTGCGGCGCAGCCCCATCAATCTGGGCCTGGGCGGGGAGGATGCGCGCGAGTTCGCCGCCCGCCGCTTCGGCCAGAACCAGGTGATGGCGGCCATCGCCTTCTACCTCAACCACGCCGCAGACCTGGAGCAAGACGAACATGACCGACGCAACCGCCCCGACCGAGACGACCTCCCCGACCCCGCAGGCTGGGGCCAGCCCGCCCGCGGGGGCGGCGCAGACGACCCCGACCCCGGTTTCGACCCCGGCGGCCTCATCGCCGTCCGGTAACGACACGCCCGCGCCCGAGGCGTCCGCCGAGACCCCGGCCCCGGCGACGGCGACCGATCCGCTGGATGCCGTGCCGGATGCGGCGGGCGGCTATTCGTTCGACGGCCTTTCGGACAAGGGCAAGGGCGTCTGGGGGTCGGACCTGGCCGGTGACCCGGCCATCCAGGCGGTGACCGAGATGGCCCACGCCGCCGGCTGGAGCCAGCGGCGGATGGATGACGTGGTGTCGGTGATGAACGCCCTGGCCGACAAGGGCCTGATCGACGCGCCGTTCGATCCGGCGGCGGAGCTTCAGAAGCTGGGGGCCAATGGATCCGCGCGGGTCACCGAGGCCGAGAACTATGTCAAGGCCCTTCAGGCACGCGGCGAGATTGACGCGGAGATGGCGGCGGAGCTGACGACCCTGACGCCGACGGCGGCGGGGGTCAAGGTGCTGGAGTGGCTGCAGACTGGAAAGCCGATGGCGCTGGATGCGCCGGCGACGGGCGATGGAGACGGGCGCGCCGGCGACACGGCTGCCCAGGCGGTGGCGAGGGCCGCACGACAAGACCCGAGATATGACAGCGACCCGCATTTCCGGCGGAAGGCGGATCAGGACTTCAGGACGGCATTCTCCTGACGGCCGCGTTGCCGTCGGATCGGGACGCCTAGCGTCGGCGAGGTCAACAGCCCGCCGGCGCTTCGCCGGCTCCATCGGAGCGCCCACCCATGACGATCAACGTCCCCAACTGGTTCATTGAGGCCTATAACGACGAGGTCCACACGCTTGGCGGCACGCAACGCCAGCGCCGGCTGGCCGGGGTTACCCGAGGCGGCGGCACCTTCGTCGGCGACAGTGTGTTCTTCCCCCGTCGCGGCCATGTCGAAATGTACGACAGCCCGCGCATGGCCCAGATCGCGTACGCCAACGCCGAGATGGACATGATCGAGGTGAAGGCCAAGCCGAAGTTCATTCGCCTGGGCATCTGGGACCCCGATCTGAACAAGCTGTCCGTTCCTCTGGCGCGCGAATACGCGCAGATGGTGGTCGAGGCCGGAAACAAGGCCGAGGATCGGCTGATCGTCGACGCCCTGGACCGCGCCGCCACGACCGGAATCACCAATACCAAGGCCGACACGACCAACATCATCACCATCGGCGATTATGACAGTGTCGCCGGCCTCGACATGGTGGCGGAAGCCATTGCCACCCTGGGTGCCCAGGAGATGTTCGAGGGCGAGCGGTGCGCGGCGGTGATGAACTACCGGCTGAAGGTGTACAACTCGCTGGATCCCTACATGGCCCGGTCGGACGTCAAGAACAATCTTCCGTGGAACGAGCTGGACTGGCGCACCTATGAGCGTCTGTACGGCAATGGTTCCAATCGCGAGGGCTGGACCATCGGGACCGATGCCACCGGCGTCGACACCTATGTCTTCGCGCAGTCGTGCGTCCGGTCTGACTACAACGACAAGATGACCAAGATCGAGGGCCGCGACGAAGGCGCTCTGACGACCTACCTCGGGGCCTGGTTCCAGGGCGGTGCAACCGGGGTGGATGCGACCGGCATCATCCGCATCAAGTCCAAGGCGAACTTCGACATGACCCGGGTGCCGTTGCCCGTCATCGACGTCGGGCCCTGACCCACTGGGCGCCGCGCCACCTGGGGAGGTGCGCGGCGACCCGAGGCCTCCCGGTTTGTCCCTTTATCGGGGGGCCTCGCCCTTTTCATCCGTCTCGAGAGCTTCGCCATGGCCGGCACCGAACTGGACATCTGCAATCGCGCCATCGCCAAGATCTCGGGCGACCCGATCGACCAGCTGGACGAGGACAGTCCGCTGGGGGTCTTCTGCGCCCAGAACTATGCGCCGTTCCGGCGTATGGTGCTGGGCAAGTATCGCTGGAGCTTCGCGCGGCGCGACGTGCTGCTCACCCAGGTTGGAGTGCCCGACGGCGTTGAAAAGCCGCTGGCCTTCCTGTTCCAGCGCCCCGCCGACCTGATCGGCGCGGTCCACGCCTGGCGCGACCAGCCGGATCCGCAGCGCGGCCAGCCGCTGTATGTGGTCGAGACGGTCGACGGCTTCTGGTGCGACCAGAGCCGCGTCTATGCCGAATGCACCGTTGCGGTGGCTGAGGACCGCTGGCCGGGCTGGTTCGAGAACCTGATGGTCGTGGCCTTTGCCGCGGAACTGGCGCTGCACGCCCAGAACGGCCGGCTGGCCGAGAGCCTGACGACCCAGGCCTGGGGTGTGCGCTCCGAAAACGGCGAAGGTGGCCTGTACGCCCAGGCCCGCAACGAGGATGCGCGCATGGCCCCGCAGCGCGCCCTGACCACGGCGGGGGTCTCACCTGGGCCACTGGTGGCGGTGCGCGCAGGCGGGCCCGGGTGGGGCTGGGATGGATCCTTCATCGACCCGCCGGGGAGCTGATCATGCCGCAGGAAGTCTTTCGCCAGAACAACTTCGCCGGGGGTGAGCTGGACCCGGACGCCCACGCCCGGACCGATGTGCGGATCTACGGACAGTCCCTGGCCATCGCCGAGAACCTGGCCCCGGCCATCCAGGGCCCTGCCCGCCGCCGTCCCGGGCTAAGCCATGTCGACGTGGTGCGGACCCAGCTGGCGGCGGTGGACCTGTCCGCGGCCACGATCACTGCGCCGAACGGCGGCGCGGCTGCGGGCGTGGCCGCCGGCGGCGGGGTGACCACCGCGACGGCCATGGGGACCGGCGACTATGTCGTTCTGGCGTTTGATTTCGGGGGGCCGGTCACGGTGTCCATGTGCGATATCCTGGACTATGCGGTGGTGGAGGGTGGCGGCGGCGGAGGCGACTGGATCCAACCGCCTGTCGCGCCGCCCCGGCCCGGCGGCGTCTGGTCCGGGGGCGACCTGCCGTGACCATTCCGCCCACGCGCCCGGCGGCGCTGCTCCTTCAGTACTACGACGAGGCGACCGCCGCCTGGGTAACCCTGGATGCCCATGATCTCGGTTCCATTCCGCGCTCCCGCCGGTTCGCCGGCCCTCCCGGGCGGCCGGTTTCGGCCCGCCTCTGGCGGCTGATCAAGGCGGCGGGGTGGGACTGGGGCTCGGCGGTGACGACGGTGCGCCAGGTGACTTTTCGCGTCGAGACGGGCCTGCTTTCGCCCGCCCGGCGGTGGGCCTTCAACTTCGATACCGCCACCCAACGATATGGGCTGGTCGCCACAGCGGGCAATGCCGAGATCTATCGCGGTTCCGATCGGATGGCGTCCCTGCCGCTGCCCTACACCGCCGACCAGATCAACCGAGTCCGCCGCGCCCAGGCGCTGGATACCCTGATCGCCTTCCTGTCGAGCGTCCAGCCGCACCGTATCCAGCGCCAGGGCGCGCACACCGAATGGGATATTCGCCCCCAGGCCTTCGAACACGTGCCGCTGTACGACTATGACGGCACCAACGCCGGGGCCGTCAACGAAGTCCAGCAACTGGAGTTCGTGTCGATGGCCGTGGGCGAGACCTTCAACATCACCCTGGAGGATGAAACCACCGGCACGATCGCCTATGTCCACGACATGGCCTCCCTGGCCACCTCGGTCCGCACGGCGCTGGAGGCCCTGGCCCAATTGGGTGCCGGCAAGGTGACCGTCACCAGTCCGGCGGACAAGAAGCTGACGGTCACCTTCCTGACGGGCGTGGACATGGGGTCCATGACGCCGCTGGTCGTCTCGTCGAATGAAGGCCATGTGCGCCAGGTGACGATCACCCAGGGGGTCCCCGGCGGCGAGCCGGTCATTTCCAACACGCGCGGGTGGCCGGGAGATGGCTGTTTCTTCGAAGAGCGGCTGGTGCTGGCGGGTCTGGCCTCCCGGCCCGGTGTGCTTCTGGCCTCTCGCCAGGGGCGGTTCAATGACCTCAAGGTCAGGGGAAATACGGTCGGGCGCGGCATCGACGTCAATGTGGCGTCGGACCAGTCGACCCGCATCCTGGCCCTCTGGCCTGGCGCACAGCTGCAAGCCTTTACCGAGAGCGCCCAGTACTATTGCCCCGGGCCGCCCCTGACCAATCCGCCGGCCTTCCAGAGATCTTCGGAGGCCCTCGGCATCGAACCGAACACGCCCCTGTTCGACCTGGCCGGCGGCGTTGCGTTCCTGGCGGCCGGGGGTGATGCCCTGGCCCTCGCGGCCTACAGCGAGGCCGTCCAGAACTATGCGGCGGTGACCCTGTCGGATCACCACGCCCATCTGGTGAAGGGGGTCGTGGACTGGGCGGTGCGCGGCGAACGGTCGACGCGCGATCCCGCCTGGGGCGCGCTGGTGCGCTCGGACGGTGCCCTCGCCTTCATGACCGCCATGGTCAAGCAGGAGGTCATCGGCTTTTCACGGTGGACGACGGACGGCGCCTTCGTCGCCGCCGGGGCCGAGCTGAAGGGCGACCTGTTCGTGATTGTGCGCCGCGCCGTCATGATCGCCGGCGTCGAGACCGAGCGCCTGTTCTATGAGCGTGTGGACGACGGGGCCTTTTTGGACGGCTCGAGCCGTGGCGAAGGCCCCGCCGCCGGCGCGACCGGCCTCTGGCATCTGGAAGGCCGTCGCGTCGCCATCTACGTCGATGGTGCCGACCAGGGCGACCAGATCGTGACGGCGGGCGCGGTGACCTTCGACCCGCCGTGCGAGCGGACCTGGGAGGTCGGCCGTCTGTTCGTGCCGCGCGGCGTCAGCCTGCCGATCCCGCGCCAGCAGGATCCGCGCGCCGGGGCCTCGGTCCATGCCCGGGCCGGCGAGATCGCGGTGCGGATGGGGACCAGCGCCGGACTGAAGGTGGGTATGCACGGCAAGAGGTTGTGGCCCCTGAAGGAAAAGACCCGCCCCGTCGCATTGCTCGACCAGGGGCCCGGTGAGGATGCCTTCGGCGGCTGGTCCCGTGTCTATCCCGTTCCCGGCTTTCAGCATGACAGCCAGGTGGAATTTCAACAGGACCGCCCCGGCCCACTCGAACTGATGGAGTGGGTCGTCACGGTCGATACCTGACTGGGGAAGAGGATGCAGGCGATCAGAGCATTTGCAGGGCGCATGGCCGGCGGCGGATCCCGCATCATGGGTTCGGCGTTCGCCGGTGCGTCCAAGCCTGGCGGCGGTCGGGGCCTCGGCGGTGTGGCCAAGGGCCTGTCGGTGATGGGCTCGCTGATGGAATTCGGCCTGGCCCGCCAGGAGGCGGCCAGCCTGTCGCAGCAAGCCCGTGATGAAGGCATGGCCGCGCGGGCCGAATACATCAACGCCAATGAGGTCATCGCCGGCATCGAGGCCGACTATGCCCAGATGGTCGCGGCCCAGCGCGCCGCGGCCCCGGCCATGGGGATCGACAGCGGGTCCGGCTCGGTGGTGAGCGCCCATGAGGCGGCGCGCGATGAAGCCGGGCGCGAGATCCGCCTGATCGAGAACCGCGCGCGCGCCGGGGCGGCGACCCGGCGGCTGCGCGCCTACCAGCTGAGGGAGGCGGCGTCCAACGCCCGGTTCATGGGCGGCCTGAAGCTGGGCGTGGATGTCGTCGGGGCGTTCATGCCCCGGATGGGAGGCGGCTGATCGTGGCGCGTGGACCCTTCGATACGGCGGGGGCCTTCGGGCGGGGCAGCAGTGGGGCCCCGACGCCGGCAGGGCCGGTGCCCGCCTCGCGGATCCAGGCGGCCCTGGCGCGGTCGGTGCAGGAGCTGGGCGGCGCGATCCAGGCGGTGGCGGATCATGCCGAGGGCCGCGCCGGCCAGCAGGAGGCGGCCCGCGACGCCGCCACCGGGTCGCTGGCGATCCGCAACGGCCTGTCGGTGCGCGACCGGGTCTATGACGCCGCCGCGCGCGAGCAGCTGTCGGCGGGTCTGAGAAGCGCCTATCTGGACGGCCTGGGCCAGGCCGAGATCGCCAACCCGGACGACCCGGCGGCCTTCGGTCAGGCCCTGGCCGCCCACAACGCCGCCTTTGACGAGCGGCTGGGGCCGGAGATGGACGCCGCCGTGGCGCTGGACCTGCGCGAGTTCATGACGTTGCAGTCCGGCGCGAGCCTGGGGCGGGTGCGCCAGGGCGAGGAACGCCGCCGGGTCGACGTCGGCCAGGCGGCGATGCTCAGTTCGCTGGAGACCGAGACGCGGGCCTTCGGCCAGACCGTGGCCGGGGCGGGCGTGGATGAGGCGGGCGCGGCGACGGTCGGGCTGGGCTTCCAGCGGCTGGTCGGGCAACTGGCCCGCTATGGTCCGCGCGAGGCCTTCACCGTGGCCGGTATCACCTTCGAGGCCGACCCGACGCGGCTGGAGGTGGTGGACGCCGAAACCCTGGCGCGGACGGCCCTGGCGGCCCAGTCCGAAGGCACCTCGAGCTGGATCCTGAACGCCCAGGCGCGGCTGCAGGGCAGCGAGGCGCAGACGACCTTCGCCGCCTCGATGCGAGAGCGGTGGGCGGCGGGCGATGCGATGTTCGCCGGGCTGGACGCCTCGTCGGCGGATCGGTTGCTGGCGCAGCTGGACGGCCAGGCGGATCGCACCCGGTCGGACGAGCGGTCCGAACAGATCCTGGCGGCGCAGCAGGCGGGAAATCTGATGGAGGCCGGCAGCTGGGGCGGCGAGTTCGACCCGGACGCCCTGCGCCGTCTGGCGGCGGCCAGCGGCGATCCCGGCCTGATCGCCCAGGCCGAATGGGTGATCTCGACCGGCAGCTACAGCCGGCCCGGCACGGGCGGCGGCGGTGGATCCGGCGTCGGCGGCGGGCGCTATGCGGGGGACGTCAGCCTGGAGGGCGGTTTCGAGGCCTGGGCGGACTATTTCATCAACTGGGAAACCGGCGGCGGGCGGACCGAACAGGTGGTGGACAGCAACGGCACCATCAGCCGCTTCGGGATCAATGCCGCCGCCAACCCGGATCTGGACATTCGCAATCTCAGTCGGTCGGGCGCGGTCCAGGTGCTTCAGCGCCGTTACTGGAACGCGATCGGCGCGGATCGTCTGCCGCCCCCCCTGGCCTTTGCCGCCGCCGACGCCGCCGCCGTCGCCGGCGTCGGGCGGGCGCAGGGGTGGCTTCAGTCGTCGAACGGCGACGTCGGACGATTTCTGCATCTGCAGGAACAGCATTACCGGCGTCTGGCCACGGAGAACCCGGGCCGCTACGCCCGCTATCTGCCCGGCTGGCTGGCGCGGCTGAACGACACCCGGCAGGTGACCCAGCGGCTGCAGGGGGCGGCGGTGTCGCGGGACGGCATGGCCAGTGACCCGATGCGCTTCGCCATGGGCACCTCGACCCGCTCGGCCCTGATGGGGGTGCCGACCCTGGATCTCAACGGCTGGCGATCCCCGGACACCGCCGGGGATTTCGCGCGCGCCCTGGTGGGCCGCCGGGCGGCCGCCGCCACCCTGGCCGATCAGTATGATGCCCCGGTTCGCCTGCTGACCAACGGCGAACGTCAGTCCCTGGCCCAGACCTTCGAGGCCGAGCCGATGGCGGCGGTGGAATTCGCCCAGGTGGCCATCGCGTCCCTGGGCGCGGACGAGGCCGGCTCGCTGATGCGCGAGATCGGGGCGGACGGGATCCGTCCGGCCCTGGGGCTGTATCTGGGCGAGCTGCTGTCCATGGAGCGCGGCCAGGCCCGGTCCTTCGTCGAGCGGGCGGTGCGCGGGATCGAGCTGCGGCAGGACGGGATGCGCGCCCCGTCCCTGCCGGAGGGCCAGACCTGGGAAGCGGCGATGCAGCCGTTCCAGAGCGCCTTTCGCAACCAGCCGCAGCGCCTGCAGTCCGCGCGCCTGGCCGCCGAGGCCGCCTATGTCGCCGACGCCGCCACGGGCACACCGCGGGATCTGCAATGGTACGTCCGTTCGGCCCTGGGGGCCGTCAGGCGCGACGGGCGGACCTTCGGCGGCGTCGCCACCGTCAACGGATCCAGCGTGCCCGTGCCACCCTGGCTGGCGACCAGGGCCATGGACGAGGCGCTGGACATCATGGCGGTCTGGTGGGAAGACACCGGCTGGGGGCCGCGGTGGGCCAATGGCGAGGCCCTGAGGGCCTCGGAGATCGCCGCGCTTCGCCCGGTCCTGCTGGAGACGGGACGCTACACCCTGACACGGCCCAACGGCGAGATCCTGCAGGACCGTAACGGTCAGCCGTTCAGCTTCGATATGGACAATACGCGCGACTGGCTGACGCCCCGCCTGGGCGCGGACGTGAACCGGCGCGGCCCATGACCCAGTATCAGGAACTCGGACGCCGCCGCACGGTCGGCCGGCCCGGATCCGCCCAGGACGACTGGGCGCGCGGCCTGCGTCCGGCCGACCGTCCGCTGGGGTTTTTCGACGGCGGCTTCATGGCGGCCCTGACAGCGACGGTGGAGCTGGATCTGCCGGGCCGCCGTGAGGAGGCCTGGCGCGAACGCCTCTGGGACCGACACCTGCTGGTGCGCGAGCTGACGGGCGAGACGCCGCATCCGTCACAGGAGATGCTGACCGGGCCGCGCGGCCCGTCGTTCGGCCAGATGTGGGAGGGGCTGACCACCCCCGGACGGGCGCCGACCGCCGACCAGTACGAGGCCCAGCTGGACGCCATCCTGGGCCGCGTCGCGCCCGAGGTTCGGGCGCGGATCCAGAGCCGCGACGGCCTTTGGCAGGACCAGATCGACTGGGCGTCGGGCCTGGAACAGCGCCGCAGCCAGACCAGCTGGGCGGCGCAACTGGCAGGGGGAGCCATCGGCCAGTTCGCCGATCTGGAGAATGTCGGTGTCGCCCTGGTCGGCGGGGCCGCCGGCTCGGGCCTGCGGCTGGTCGCGCGCGCGGCGATCCAGGGCGGTCTGGGCGGCGCGGTGGAGCTGACCCAGGTGCCGGGCCGGTTTGCCGACGACGACTTCGGGGGCCGTCCCTACAGCGCCGGCCAGGCGGCGTTCGACGTTGGGGCCGGTGCCCTGTTCGGCGGCCTGTTCGAGGCCGGAGGCGCGGGCGTCGGCTGGGCCGGACGGCGGCTGGGCTGGTTCAATCCCGCCGAGCCGGTGGCGCGCGGCGCCCAGTTCGCCATCGAACGGGAGGCGACCGACCGCGCGGCCCTGGGGAGCCTGCCCGAAGGGGAGGTCCTGGACGCGATTTCAGCCCTCGATAATTTTTCGCAGGTGCGACAACCTGCCGCACCCCACTTCGACGTTTCAGGCCCTCGGGGATTGCCCGACCCGTACACACCCGAACACCCGGTTTCGGGGTCCGGCGAGGCCCTGATCGAGACGCCGTACCAGGGCCGCCGGATCCTGCAGGCGCGGTTCGATCCGCTGACGCTGGACGTCGATCCCGTCACCTTCCAGTACAAGGCCGACGGCGACACCGAGGGCGTGACATCGCGGCTGTGGGGGGTCGAGCGGTGGGATCCGACCTCCGCCGGCCAGGTGCTGGTGTTCGAGGAGCGCAGCGGGCGACGGGTGGTGGCGGACGGTCACCAGCGGCGCGGCCTGGCCCGGCGTCTGGCCGAGGCGGGCTGGAGCGATGAGGTGCAGCTGTCGGGCTATCTGTTCCGTCAGGCCGACGGCTGGACACCGCGCGAGGTGCGGATCGTCGCCGCGCTGAAGAATATCCGCGAAGGCTCCGGGGCGGTGCTGGACGCCGCCAAGCTGTTCCGCGAGGCCCCGGCGGCCCTGCGCGATCCCAGCCTGCCCATCACCGGCGACTTCATCCGCCAGGCCCGGACCCTGGCCCGGTTGTCGGACGACGCCTTCGGGGCCGTCGCCAACGGAGCCGTGCCGGAGCGACACGCCCTGGCCATCGGCGAGATGGCGGCCGCGCGCCCGGAGATGCACGCCGACCTGCTGGAGCTGCTGCGTCAGGGCAAGCCGGGGTCGCTGGAGGATGCGCGCGCGCTGGTGGCGGAGGGTCTGCTGGACGACTTCCTGGCCGCCGAAGGCAACCAGCTGGATATGTTCGGCGGCCTGCCGATGAAATCGACGACGGTGGCGCGCGGCCAGATCCGGGCGTCCCTGATGCGGCTGATCCGCACGGATGCGCGGATGCTGGACAATGTCGTCAAGCACGCCTCGGCCCTGGAGGCCGGTGGCAATGTGCTGGCCCGCGACGCCAACGAACAGGCCCTGGCGGTCGAACACGTCCTGTCGGACCTGATCTCGAAACTGGCCATGCGCCACGGTCCGATCGGCGAGGCCCTGGGCGACCTGGCGGCGGCGGTGACGACCGGCCAGACGACGGCGGCCGAGGCGGCCCGGGCGCTGGCCGGGCGGCTGAGGCCGATCATCAAGGCGGGCGAGCACATGGAGATGTTGCGCGCCGAACGGCTGATGCCCGAGGCCCCGGCCCCGGAGGACCTGGAACTGGCGACGACCTTTTCGGATCCGGGCGGCGCGGGCCAGCGCGGGCAGCTGGACCCCAAGCCCGAAGACGCCGACCTGGAGGCCGCGCTGGATGAGCCGGGCCTGTTCGAGACCCTGCCGGATGAGATCGGCCCGCTGGAGCGTGCCCTGACGGCGCTGGGGCCGTGTGCGCCGGGGAGGTCGGCATGAGCTTTCGCACCTGTATCACCGACGCCCGGACGGCGGCGGCGTCGGACGAGGACAGGGCCGCCCTGGACGAGGCGACGGCCGCCTATGACGAGGTGTTCGATGCCGCGCGCCCGATGTTCGGCGACGTCGAGGCCGACCGGCGCGCCGCCGAGGCGGTGATGGCCCGGCTGGAGGCCGAGAAGATCGAGGCCCGCCGGCGTCGCGTCCTGTCGATCCGGGCGCGCCGGGCGCTGGTGGACGACGTGGCGGGCCTGAAGGCGGCGCGCGGCTATTCCGGTGTGCGCCCGCTGGGCGGCGGCGGCGGACCGCCGCAGGAGCCGGGCGGCTGGGCCCAGGGCGGCGCGCCGCGCGCGGGCGGCCCCAAGGCCCAGGCGGCGCGGGCGCTGGAGCTGATGATGGAGAACAAGCCCGGCCTGGCCGGCAAGGGCGGATGGTCGACCCAGGGTCAGTATGAGGCGACCCGCGGCCTGTTCGACGCGATGATGGCGGATCTGATCGAACGGTTCGAGACACGGACCGGCTTCGACCGACCGGGCCGGATGGTGCTGGAGAACCTGAGACGCGAGGCGTTCGGCGTCGACACCGACGACCTGGCGGCGCGCGGCTTCCATGAGGCCTGGCGCGAGACGGCGGAGCTGGCCCGCCAGATGTTCAACGCCGCCGGCGGGGCGATCGGCAAGCTGGACGGCTGGCGGTTCCCGCAATGGCATGACCCGGACCGGGTGCGTGCCATGGGCAAGGACGCCTGGGTCGGCTTCATCTCCCCGCTGCTGGACCGCACTGCCATGATCGACCGTGCGACGGGCCGGCCCTTCAGCGACGCGCGTCTGAAGGCGACGCTGGAACAGACCTGGGAGCGGATCGTCAGCCGGGGCGCGGCGGCGCGCAACCCCGGCGGCGGCGTCGGGCGCGGCAGTCTGGCGCGACAGCGGGGCGAGGAGCGGTTTCTGATCTTCAAGGACGCCGCGGGCCACCAGACCTATGCCGAGGCCCTGGGCGAGCCCGATCTGTACGCCGCCATGATGATCCACCTGGACGAGATGGCCCGCGACATCGCCCTGATGAATGTCTGGGGCCCCAATCCCGAGCACCAGTTCCAGTGGATGAGGAACTGGGCCGTGCATGAGGCGCAGCTGGAAGAGGCCGCCGGGGTGGCCGGGGCCGTCGACAAGGCCGCCGGCCATGTCGTGACGGCCGAGGCGATGATGGCCCAGTTCACCGGCGAGGCCTCGACACCGGTGAATTCCAGACTGGCCGGCTGGGGCGTGAGCACGCGGGCCTTCCTGACCGGCACCATGCTGGGATCGGCCATCCTATCGGACGTGCCCAATGCCGTGCATTTTGGGCGGATGGCGCGCAGCTTCACCGGCCTGAGCCGAACGGGCGACATGGGCCGGCTGATGGCCCTGATGAACCCTGTGGACGGTTCGGCGCGCAAGACGGCGCGGCGCAGCGGCTTCATCATCGAACAGGCGACGGACGGTTTCGTGCGCGCCACCCAGGACAATCTCAGGCTGTTGACAGTCGGGGCGTCGAACACCGGCGGGCGCATGAACGCCTTCGCCCGACGACTTCCGGCCTTCACCCTGAGGTCGCAGATGCTGACGCCCTACAATGCGGCCCGCAAGCGCAGCTTCCGGTTCGAGCTGATGGCGGCCCTGAACGACCGCAAGGGCCGGACCCTGGCGGATCTGGCCGCCGGCAACGCCGAGGATCAGGCCATGGGGCGCTGGCTGACGGCGCGCGGCTTCACCGAGGCCGACTGGGCCGTCATCGGCGCAACCCCGGACTGGACGCCGGCCAGGGGCGCGGCCTTCCTCAGACCGCTGGACGTGGCCGATCAGCGGCTGGGTCTGAGGCTGTCAGAGGCGATCCAGATGGAGACGCGCTTCGCCGCCCCGGAGACCACCCTGTGGACGCGCGCCAAGCTGGCCGGCCAGGACCGTCCCGGCACGATCCTGGGCGAAATGCGGCGGTCGGGCATCATGTTCCGGTCCTTTTCCCTGACCCTGAGCCATCTGTATGGCGAAGAGCTGATGCTGCGCGGCCAGATGCGAGGGCTGGGCCGCGGCGGCTACACGGCCTGGCTGGCGGCCCAAGCGACGGGCTTCGTCGGCTTTCTGACGCTGGGAGGGGCCATCTCCATCCAGCTGAGAGAAATGGTCAAGGGCAACGACCCCAAGCCGATGGACGAGCCGGCCTTCTGGGGAGCGGCCCTGCTGCAGGGGGGCGGCTTCGGCATCTTCGGCGACTTCCTGTATGCCGCCCAGGCGCGCAACGGCATGAGCGCCAGTCAGCTGGCGGCGACGGGTCCGGTCGGCCAGGGCGTCTCGGATGCCTATGGTCTGACGCTGGGCAACGCCCTGGAGGTCGGCGGTGCCCTGGCGGAGGGCGACGACCTCGGAACCGCCGTGGACGGCGCGCACATGGGCCGGGACGTCTCCAATGTGGCGCGGCGCTATTCCCCGGCCTCGACCAACTGGATCACGCGCCTGGCCTGGGAACGGGCGGTGGCCGACAATCTGCAGCGGGTGCTAGATCCTGAGGCAGAGGAACAGTTCGCCCGGCGCCGTCGCCGAATGCAGCGTGAGACCGGCCAGGGCCAGTGGTGGGAACAGGGCGAGGCCCTGCCCGAGCGCGCGCCGGATCTCGGCAACGCCTGGCGGGGAGGCACCGACTAGCCGACGGGTTGCCCCTTGCGCGCGGGCGCGAGGATGAGACATGGCCAGCCTTCCCGCAAACGACCGGATGACCGGTCCCCTGATCGCCCTCGCCGATCAGACCGATCTGCCGGCGGACTTTCCGATCGTGCCGGCCTCCCCGAGCGACCCCCCGGACGCCGGGGTCGAGGTGTATCGCGAACGCGGCGGGGTCTGGTCGCCGCTGACGGCGGTGACGGATTTCGCCATCCTGGACATTGTCGACACCGGCTTCACGGTGCGGCTGTCGGCAGGGGCCGAGGCGGGCGACATTTACTGGATCGTGGGCGCGGTCCCGCCCAAGCGCATCCGACATCATGTGCCGGGCGGCCAGACCCGCAGCGACACCCTGGAGGGCGATGCGCGCCAGTTCGCCGCCACCGATCAGGAGCTTCGCCGGGATCTCGCGCGGGCGGCGACCGCCCCGCTTGGAGAGGTCGGCCCCCGCCTGACGCCGGAGGCGGACCGGGGCGGGAACGTCGCCGTTTGGTCGGCGGACGGCAAGGTGCTGGGCGGGGATCGTCCGGTCGCTGATTTCGACGCCGATGTGGCGGCGACACAAGCGTCGGCAGCGGCGGCGGCGGTGTCGGCAGCGGCGGCGGCGGTGGGGGCGACGGCGGCGGCGGTGGGGGCGACGGCGGCGGCGGCGGCGGAGGCGGCGGCGGAGGCAGCCCGTGATGAGGCGGTCGCGGCGACGGCGGGTAAGCTGGATAAAGGTTTCGGGAACTTCAGTCAGCCGGATGCGGTCAATGCTCGGGGCGCGATAGGGGTCGAGGCGAGCGTTCTGGATTTCGTGCCCTTCGGCCTTCAGGCCGGGATTGCCGACGGCACCGGGACGGTCGATCTGACGACCTATATGCAAGCCTTCATGAACGCTGGCGGCGGGCGCATCCCACCGGGACGCTATGTCCACGACCGGCTTCAGATCACGAACCCGGTTCGGATCGTGGCCCAGAACGCCACCTTTGAGCAGAAATCGCCCGGCCCCGTCGGTCCGGCCTATACCATCGCGACAGGGCAGATCATCACCCGTCAGGAGCTGTGGGAGTTCAACCCCGGTTCCGAGGGGTCCACGGTCGAGTTCCAGGGAGACTGCTGGTTCGACGGTCGCGCCGATCTGCACGGCGGTTCCTTCGTCAGTGAATCGCGCTCGAAATGGGGCGCGGTCGGCCTTCACGCGGCTCGGGTCGCGATCAGCGGCAATCTGCAATGCCGCCGGTTCATCACCTTTGCGGTATGCCAGGAAGCCGCGTTCACCGAGATCGAGCGGGCATATATCGCCGACTGCGCACAAGGCTATTACGCCGGGCTTTTCAGGGCCCCGGAAACCCCGCTCGACCACCTGCCCCTGGGCGGCCTCTACGGCCTCAAGGCGAACGTCACGTGCGACCGGATCGACAGTGGCGGCTATCCGATATTCCAGCACGCGGCGGACGTGATGTACGCCCATGTATCCGACATCCAGATTTCGATCCGGGATCAACGCGGATCGGCTGGCTCGTCGTCGCTGTTGAGTGGTCTGACCGTCCTGGGTTGTATGTTCTCAAGGGTCGTCGGGGTTCACTTCGGCTTCAACGCGGCCAATACGCTGGCCGGCCTGGCCCTCACCTTCGTCGGCAACTATCGGTGCGTGTTCCCGGATTGTCGCGCCTTCTTCTTCGAAACCGCCGGGCTGGAGGATATCGGCAATGAGGAGTGTACCTTTTCCGACTACATCCTCGACGGCGGCTACCGGGGCGCTTCAAGCGTAGGCGTCAACCTCAACGTCGGGAACCAATATCCGATCTGGAATCGAAGCCGCCGCCGCTCGGTTCACTCTGGCCTGTCCAAGCACGTCGGTGGACGCATTCTACGCGTCAACTGGGGGTATTTCATTCGCTGTGAAGCGGTCAGGATCAGCGACTGCGAGGTCAAGGGATCACGGTCGCACGGTGTGATCGTCCAGGAGTGGGCCACCGAAAACTTCTTCGGGACGATAGACAAATCACGCCCGACCCGCGTCGAGATCCGAGGCCTGACGGTCGAGAACGCCGGGGGCAGCGGGGCCTCGCTGGAGAAATACAGCGACCTGCTGATCATGGACAGTGTGTTCCGCAACTGCGGCCAGGTCACAACGGGGGGCGATGCGGCCCGGTCCGGCATCGCGGTCGCGCCGCCCGCAGCGGGTTCGGCGGGGCGGCTGTCGATGCGAAACAACCGCGTCCTGGACGACCAGGGCGATACGCTGTCGGTCGCCATCAGTTTCCGGCCGCAGTCCACGACCGCCGCGCACCGCGTCTCCGCCACGCTGCTGAAGCCCAAGACGATCACCATCGGCCAGAACGTCACGATCAAGAACGGGGCCGGGCCCGGGGCGGACGTCACGGGATACATACATGACCAGTTCGGCGACGATGTGACGATCCAGTTGTCCGGCGCGGCGACCCTGTCGAGCACCGGCAACACCACGCCGCTTTCCGGGACCTGGGTGACGGACGCAACGGATGCCACGACCCTTCTCGGGACAGGCGGGGCGGCGACGACGCAGATCGCCGGGTCCCTGTGGATCACCAACGGGACGGAGTGGCGGCAAGTCACGTCAAGCTCCGGCAACAACACCCTTTACATCGACGCCCCGTTCACAAGTCCGCTGGTCGCCGCAACCCTGAACGCGCTGGCCTGCGGCGTGGCGCGCCCCCGGTCGATGCGAGTCGGCTTCCGGCTGAGCCTGACCAACGCCGATGTCGTCGAGACGAAGGGATGCACGGCCCGAGGCGCGATCCTTCAGAACTGGCTCGTGTCACATCTGACGAAGATGGCACCGGGGTCTGATTATGTCGTGGAAGCCAGCGTGACGCAGGGCAACGCGGCGCAGGTTCTCGTCGGGAACTTCCCCGAAACCCACGCCATCGACGGGATCGCGGCAATCGTGACGACCGCGATTACCGGCAGCGGTGTCACCTCGTGGAACTGTGTCATCGAGAACACGTCAGGCACGACCCTTGAAACGGTCGGATCCACCCTTGGTCTGGCCGTGAATACAAAGGTCACCACAGCCACCGCCACGCCGACCCACCTGGCGGCGCAACGCCGGATTACAGCCAAATATACCGGCGGCACACCGACGGGCGGCGTGATCAAGGTGGGTGTTCGCTGCCGTGTCCCCGGCCCGGAGGCGTACAGCGATGTCTAGTGACCGTCAGGACAAGGCCACCGCCCCCGACATCAGGCCCGACTACGGCCCGCCGCCTGAGCCGGGCGGCGAAACTGAGGAGGGCGTTGGTGATGCGTGATCCGGTCAACCGCCTTGATCAGCTCAAGGGCCTCATCGGCGATCTGGCGCGGCCCTATGCCGTGATCGCGGTGGCCACCGCGACGAGCTGGGCGGTGTTCGACGGCAAGGACGCCGGCGTCATCACCGCCGCCGGGGTGATCCTGGCGGCAATCTATACCGCGCGCGGTGTCGAGAATGCGATGGGGTCGCGGGACGCGGCCCGCATCGAGGTCAGCAAGAACCAGCATCAGGACCCCGCCGCATGACGCGACAGACCATTGCCGGGGCCTTTGCCCGCCTGACGGCCCACGAGCAGGAATGTGCGCTGAGATATAAGTCCCTGGAGAACACCCTGACGACCCAGGGGGATGAGCTGACGGCGATCAAGGCCGGGATCCGCCTGGTCATCAAGGGCGTCGGGGCCATCGGCCTGAGCCTGATCGTGTGGCTGGCCGTCGAACTGTACGGCTACGTCCAGCGCGACATCGCGCGCAATCACGAGGCGGCGCAGGCCGCCTTGCAACGCCAGCCTCAGGAGGCCGGATCATGACCCGCTTCACCCTCGGCAAGACCTCGCGCGCCCGCCTGAAGGGGGTTCACCCGCAGCTGGTGCGCGTGGTGGAACGCGCGATCGAGCTGACCCAGGTGGACTTCCTGGTGCTGGAGGGCGTCAGGACGCCCCAGCGCCAGCGCGAGCTTTACGCCCAGGGCCGGACCAAGCCGGGGCCGAAGGTGACCTGGACCCTGACGAGCAACCATTTCGTCAAGGCAGACGGGTTCGGTCATGCGGTGGATCTGTGCCCCTGGCCGGTCGACTGGACCGACCTGAAGAAGTTCGACGCCATTTCGCGCGCCATGTTCGCGGCCGCCGATGAGCTGGGGGTGAAGATCCGCTGGGGCGCAGACTGGGATCTCAACGGCAAGCCGCGCGAACGGGGCGAGAGCGACAGCCCGCATTTCGAGCTGGCGTCGTGAGCGGCTGGCGAGACAGCCTGGCCAACGCCGGCGTTGTGGCCCTGATCGTCGGCGTGGCCATGTCCCCGTTCGCGCTCGCGTTCCTCATCGGGGTGCTGGTGGGGATGATGCTGTGATGCGCTTTCGTGACCTGACGCTGGCCGGCAAGGCGGTGGGCGGCCTCCTGGCCGTGGTGCTGATCGGCCTGACGCTGATGGTCGTCTCGCGCTGGTGGGACGATCTGTGGGACTGGCTGCCGTGGTCCACCGAACGGCAACTGGAGCGGGCCGAGGCCCGCGCCGATCAGGCCGAGGCCGAGGCCGTCGCGCGCGGCACCGAGGTGGTCTGGCTGGAGAAACAACGGGCGGATGTGGCCGAGGCCACCCGCGTCATCATCGAAACCCGCACCGTGACCGAACGCGCCGTGGTGCAAGCCCAGGAGGCCCAAGATGCGACCGTCGAGATTGATCCTGTCCGGGCTGATCGCCTTCGTGACGTTGACCGGCGGCTGTGCGAGCTGGCGTCCGTCGACTGCGGCGGTGGCACCGCCCCGGATTGACCCGCCGGATCTGGCGACCCAGCCGTGCCGCCTGCCGGTGCTGCCGGACGGGGCCGCGACCTGGGCCGATCTGGAGCGGATCTATCTGGAGCGCGGCGAAGCCCTCGTGGTCTGTGACCAGGCGAGACGGCTGGCCCTGGAGTGGGGGCGGCGGGAGTAGCCGCGGGCGTGCCGGGGCGCGTTGCCCGCCGTCGACGGCGTTGAGGCTCAGGCGCGTGGATTCACACGCCGCCAGACACAGGAGATCTCCGTCATGGCCCTGAACCTCAATCAACTCTCCAAGGTCGCCAACCTCAATCCCGTCCAGGCGGGCACCGAGAGCCGCCAGCTCTGGTGGTGTGAAGCCGGTGCCGACGCCATCGCCGCCGTCGTCACCGCCGGCTATTTCAACGCCGCCCGGTCGTATCTGAACGTCGGCGACCGGATCCAGGTGGTCTGCAACAACGAGGCCGACGTCCGCGTCCTGAAGGTGACGGCCGTTCCGGCGACCGGCAATGTGACAGCGGTGGCCCTGGACGGCGACGCCTAG